CTGAAACCTTCTCTCCCTGAGACGATCCGAACAGTGCCAGACTCACCATTTAATAAACCTGATACGCTTGATTTCGATGCAAAATGATACGGAAATAAAACAGACCTCACGAGGGGTCGGGCTAATCGGCAGCACTGAGCCTAGAATCCACACGTTACTTTTAAAAGGTCGCACAAAGTCGCAAGAGGTTGCTGATCTAGCTGAGAAAATAGGCTTGCCGTTAATACCCTGGCAGCGCTGGGTGCTAGATGATTTACTAGCTGTAGATGATGCAAATACCTGGCGCAAGAAAACAGCGCTAGTGCTTGTAGCTCGTCAAAATGGCAAGACCCATTTAGCACGTATGCTGATCCTGAGCCATCTATTCTTATGGAGCTCTAAGAATGTCCTCGGTATGTCCTCTAACCGCAATATGGCATTAGATACCTTTAGACAAGTTGCTTACACTATAGAAGATAACCAATTCTTGAAAGATCAAGTGAGACAGATACGCCTGGCTAATGGTCAAGAATCTATAACCCTACTTAATGGCGCTAGGTATGAAATTGCAGCAGCTACTAGAGATGCACCACGTGGTAAGACCGCAGATTTTCTGTATATCGATGAATTAAGAGAGTGGACACAAGAATCGTTTACAGCTGCACTGCCAGTAACACGTGCAAGACCTAACGCTATGACTCTAATGACCAGTAACGCAGGTGATGGCTTTAGCACTGTGCTTAATGATTTAAGAGAGCGTTGCCTATCATACCCACCTGAGAATTTGGGATTTTATGAGTACAGTGCGCCACAGCATTCTAAAATAAATGATCGTAAAGCTTGGGCTATGGCCAACCCTGCACTAGGCCATCTCATCACAGAGCAAACACTGGAAGAAAGCGTAAGCACTAACAGCATAGAAGCTACTAAGACCGAAATGCTTTGTATGTGGGTAGATAGCACTGTCAGCCCCTGGGTATATGGATCAATCGAACAATGCAGCGATAGCAGCCTAGAGATACCTGTCGGGCCACAGACAATTATGGCATTTGATATTGCACCGACAAGGCGATCAGGTGCTTTGGTTATGGGTCAAGTCAAAGATGGGAAGATAGCAGTCGGATTAGCACAGCTGTGGCATAGCGATATTGCAATAGATGAAATTAAGATGGCTAGTGACATAAATGAATGGGCACGTAAGTACCATCCACACACTATCTGCTATGACAAATACGCCACGCAAACTATTGCTACCAGATTAGAGCAAAGCGGATGGCGAATGGTTGACGTATCGGGTCAGGCGTTTTACCAGGCGTGCTCAGACCTTGCCGATGGCCTGGCTAATAACCGAGTAGTCCATTCTGGGCAGGCAGAGCTAGTACAGCACTTAAATAACTGTGCAGCTAAGACTAATGATGCTGGCTGGCGCATAATACGTAGAAAATCGGCTGGCGATGTTACAGCCGCCATATCACTAGCGATGGTTGTAAGTCAATTAACTAAGCCACAACAAACCGCACAAATCTTTGTCTAATTTGCACCATAAGTCCGATTTATGGTATAAAGTATATATATGGGTCTATTGTCTGCTTTGGGTATAACCAAAAAAACTGAAACTGTCCAAGCGCAAAACGCCCCTGCCATTATGGACACAGCTTATGGCTATGGTTCATTTACAACTGGTGTCGGTAATTTCCCTGGTGGATTAGATCGCAACTTTGCGATGCAAGTACCGACAGTTGCTCGTTGCAGAAATCTTATTGCTGGTGTAATTTCCTACTTGCCATTAAAACTTTACAAAAAGTCTAATGGTGAGGAGTTGGGGAACCCTCTGTGGTTAGAACAACCAGACTATCGGCAGCCTAGATCCGTTACGCTAAGTTGGACTGTCGATAGCCTCATATTTTTTAATTTAGCGTACTGGAGATGCACCGAGCTCTATGCCGATGACCTACGTCCATCACGTTTTGAATGGATAGCAAACAATAGAGTTACATTTACTACTAATAAATTTGGCACAGAGGTAGAAGAATATTTTGTCGATGGTGTAAGAGCACCTATGTCTGGCATCGGAAGTCTTATCACATTTCAAGGACTTAATGGTGGCGGAGTATTACAAACTGCTGCACGCACAATTCAATCAGCTTTAGATCTAGAAAAAGCCGCAGCTGTATCTGCACAAACTCCAATGGCTACTTCTGTGTTAAAAAATACTGGTGCAGATTTACCAGAATCACAAGTAGCGGCATTATTAGCGCAATGGAAGCAAAGCAGATTAAATAGATCAACTGCTTATTTAACATCTACTTTATCTGTAGAAAATATTGGATTTTCACCTAAGGAAATGGCTTATGTAGATTCCATCCAGTACAGTTCGACTCAAATTGCCAGAGCGATGAACGTGCCTGCCTATATGGTGTCAAGTGATATGAACAATAGTATGACCTACCAAAATATTATTGATGGTCGCAAAGAGTTTGTAGCTTATTCATTACAGCCATACATTTGTGCTATTGAAGACCGCTTATCTATGGATGATATAACCCCACGTGGCCACATTGTCAGATTTGCTATCGAAGAATCATTCTTGCGTGCAGACACAATGAAGCGACTAGAAGCAATAGAAAAAATGTTGTCTTTGGGCTTAATAGATGTAGAGCAAGCAAAACAAATGGAAGACCTAACACCTAACGGAAATGAGACAGATGATGCTACTTACATTCAGTAGCCAGGTAGAAGCTGCCGATACAGAGCGCAGAGTTATTGCTGGCAAGATCGTGCCATTTGAAGAAGTAGGTAATACTTCAGTCGGTAAAGTGGTATTTGCTAAAGGCTCAATCGAGATCGGTGACCCAGGCAAGGTAAAGATGCTTATGCAACACAGTGCAGAGCGCCCTATTGGAAGAATGCAAAAATTTAATCAGGCAGAGGATGGCATTTACGCATCATTTAAAATCAGTGCATCAATGCAAGGCCAAGATGCTTTAATCCTTGCAGGTGAGCAGTTAATCGATGGTTTGTCAGTCGGTGTAGATGTAAACAAGTCTGTACAGAAAAAAGAATATTTATATGTAACTAGCGCAACTTTAAAAGAAGTTAGCCTGGTCGAATCACCTGCATTTAGTGCAGCGCAAGTAACTAAAGTTGCTGCTAGCGAAAGCGAAGCAGAGACACCAATCGAAACTAAAGAAAGCGAGGCTCCTGTGGAAGATTTAGCAACAGCGCCACAAGAAGCAAAGGCAGAGGCTGCTACTCCTACAGTAGAAGCCGCACGCCCAGTAATTACAGCACCATTAATTCAAACAACTCTACGCACGCCAATTACTTCTATGGCGTCATACACAGAGCACAAGATCAAAGCTGCACTAGGTGATGAAGATTCAAAACTTTATGTAACCGCAGCAGATTCTTTTACAAATAACCCAGCATTTAATCCAACACAATTCCTAACCGAGTTTGTAACTAATACTCGATTTGGAACACCTACAATCGATGCGTGTTCACAGGGTGTTTTGCCTGAAGTTGGTATGTCTATAAGTGTCCCTTCATTGGTCACTACCCAAGGGGGAGGAACAGGTGTAGCACCAGTTGTAACTGTTGAGGCAGAAGCTGGAGCAGTACAAAATACAGATATGGAAACCGCCTATCTGACAGGCACAGTCCAGAAATATTCTGGAATGAACACGCTGTCCGTTGAGCTCCTTTCGAGGGCGGGCTATCCTGGCTTTTATGCAGAATTAACACAACAGTTGCAAAATGCTTATTTAACAGCTATTGATACTGCCGCCCTAACTGCATTATTAGCAGCAGGTACTTCAGCATCAGCAGTATCAGCAGACAGTGACGGAATTGTTGCTTACTCAGCACAATCAGCCGCAGCTGTTTACAAGAACACTGGTTACTTCGCACAGAACTACATCGCTAACCCAGCACAATGGCAAGCATTAATTGGCGCACTAGATAACACTGGCCGACCAATTTACAATGCTATTCAACCTATGAATGCTGGCGGAGATGTACGACCATCCTCGATCCGTGGTTCAGTGACTGGACTTGATCTATTCATAGACAAGAACTTCTCACAAACTGCATTTGATGATAACTCAGCAGTAATTCTTGCACCAGAAGCATTTACTGTGTATCGCTCACCACAGGCATTTATGTCTGTTAACGTGGTATCTAACTTGCAGGTACAGGTTGCGATCTACGGCTTTATGGCAACAATCGCCAAAATGCCTAACGGAATTATCAAGTTCGCAGCAACACCTTAATCAAACAAAAATCAGTAATCTCTGGGGTTTAGTAGCCCTAGCCCCAGAGAGCTATTAGCAAAGGAGTAGGGATGAGCGCAGTTTTTGTTACCAAAGCAGAACTTCGTGCAAATTTGGGGATTGGTTCTCTCTACTCCGATGCAACTGTTGAAGAAGTTTGTCAAACTGCAGAAGATTTATTAAAACAGTATTTATGGTTTAACGATGCGCCTATCGTGGCCGCAGGATTACAAGACAACATCGCTACTTTAGTATTAGCAAACCCTGGCATATTTGTAAAAGGTCAGACTATAAGCGTAGAAGGCTGCGGCAGTATTTATGGCGGTCAGCACGTAATCACTGGCACAATACCTGGATCAAACATCCCTATATCAATATCTACAGGATTTTATAATTATTTTAATAATTTTAACTGGCCTAATGGCTATTCATTTATTCAATTTACCGAAGTGCACGCAAACGATCCATTCCATAGAATTCTTCCATACGGCAAAGCATCAGGCCAAGACACTAAAGAAGATGATTACTCTGTGGTACCCGCAATCAGAGAAGCAGCGATGATCGTAGCTGTCGATATCTGGCAGAGCCGTCAGGTCAGCGCCACTGGTGGGGTAGGTATGGATGGGATCAGTGCCAGCCCCTATCGGATGGGTTATCAGCTGATTAACCGAGTGCGTGGTCTCATCCAGCCGTATTCAAGTCCTAATTCATTGGTCGGCTAATGGCAGCGATTTCCACCCTACGTGGCACACTAGCAACCGCCCTTACAAATAATGGCGTATGGTCAACCTTCAGTTTTCCGCCCAGCAATTTGCTTGCAAATAGCGTGGTGGTCACACCCTCAGACCCCTACATCGTGCCAAGCAATAACAGCCAGACAAGCATCGCACCCCTGGCTAATTTTAAGATTTTAATAACTACACCTGCATTTGACAATCAAGGCAACTTGCTAGGTATGGAAGATTTTATTGTGGCAGTAGTAACTAAACTAGCGGCATCTACCCTGGTTTACAACATATCAAGTGTCTCCGCTCCAGCTATAACCAATGCAGCTAGTGGAGATTTATTAAC